TTTTTGATCTTTCTAGCAAATTCAAACTTCTTTATTTGAATACTAAAATGAAATATATTATCTTTATTAATTGGAAAATCGAATAAAGATTTAATATACCTTAGCTCTTGTGGCGTATTAATTGAGTCTAGCAGATTTAGATTAGTTGCTGATGATAATATAGAAGCAATATCTACCTTCTGGTCTTTATCAAATATGCTCTTTAGACATTTGAAGATAATTTGATTATTCAAATGACCAAAGGAAGATTCTGTTATAAGATCAGCAATGGATACATATCCATCTATGCCATGTTGTATTAGTCCAGCTAATACCGCACGTTCTGATCCAACATCTGTTAACTTATCCTCAATCATTTTTTACCACCACACTTGTTGCATCGATAATATTCACCAAATACATATCTCTGATCTACCTTGAACTCTTTACCGCACACATGACACTCTATACTAGCCTTCTTTGGTGCTTCTTTCCTACGCGGAGTTTTCTCGCCATAGTTAGTTTCTATATCCCTAGACTCGCCAGTATCCTGCCACTCATTGTTTCTAGCTTTCACGGGTTCTTTTCTCCTGCTTGTTAGCTTACTGTCTGTTTTATAAACTCTGAAATCTTCACCAACATTACTGGCATTTTGTTGATCTTCTTGTTGTTTGCCAGAAGCCAATGCCTCTAATAATTTCTGCTTTTGTTCTTCTGTTAACAGCTTAACAAAATCATTCATGTCGCTCATGTTCTTTTTCCTTTTTCTAAAAGAATGTCTGCTTTTCTTTTGAGTTCATAAACTTTTCCGTCTAGTGCGCATAATCTAGATTCTGCTACTTGTCTCATATTCTCAAGAGAAGCAGCATATGAATTACTTTGTGATAGTATATGTTTCTTTGATTCGTGCTTGGTGTACTGACCAAACTCATCATTATGTTTTACAATCAACTTTTCCATTTGATCAACACACCAATTTAAAGCTATTTTATTTCTATTTATTTCATCCTGTAAATATGTTACATATCCATACAATAGATATGAATAATCAAATAGTTCTTGCTGTGTTAAATTTCTTAACTTTTCTGCTGGTAAATCTGATATCAATAAATATTCTTCTCTAAAAGAAGAAAACTTAGCATTAGTAGTATTGATATACTGTGTTATTAATTCTAAATGTTCTGCAAGTTTTTCAGACGCTTTTGATTCTTTGTCGCCACTCATCTTCACTTTCTGAATATTTAAGGGTTATCAATTTAATATCATTTAAATCACACCAAGTAATTTTATCTTCATCTCTAGCAACACTCTTTAAAAAATCTGCTTTATTCTTATGGAAGAATGGATTAAATCCATAATGCTGCTCACCATGTACTTCTATAGCCAGCTTAATTGATGGTATATAAAAATCAAGATATAATACAGATTTTCTATGAAGCTCTGTGCTTCCGGGTAATTTTACCTCTTCTAATATTCTATAACTATGGAATATGTCCTTTAATAAATTTCTTGCCCTTACATGATATTTTGATCTTCTACGACTGTCATCATCAAACACGCCATATCCTGTAAGATTCCATACATATTCTTTACCATTTATTCCAACGACTTTCAATATAGCTCCTTTATTTTTTCATAAATGAAATCAGCAATCTTTGAATTGCTGTTTAGAAAGTCCGATACATTATTAATTCCTTGAAACTTAAAGAATTTTTCTATAGCTTCTGGGGTTTTTTCTACCTTATTATCATCAAGCATTTGTGATACAACGGGATTATTGATATCATCAACAGCACATTGTATTGTATACCAAGCTCCAGAAGATTTAATTAATCTGAACTCACATGCTATATGGACTATTTCTTGTACTTCGTCAATACCTACACCATACTTTATCCAACTTTCTGCTGTACTGTTTGGCCTACCTCCAGCACATGATGTTTTAATGGCCCAGTTTGCAATTTGACCAACGTGAGGCCCAGTATCTTTTGGCACTTGCCATTTGCCTCTATGTGTAATAACCATATTAGTGCCAGCTTGATACTGCAACATGTTTCCACAGTCTGCCATTTTTTGTGGCGCATATGGAGAACCGCCAGTGTTAGCAATGTTATGCGTAATACATATTAGAATAGTTTTATTCTTCATCAATGTGCCGCTAATACGCTTGAAAAACATTGATAGTAATCTTGGTAAAGCGTTTCTAACTCCGGTTCTGACTTCGCCCTCAAGCTCACAGGCTGGAACCATATTAGATAATGAGTCTGCAATAATTAAACATCCCGGATCATTATTAATATAATATTCAATAATATTCAAGAAGTCTTCTGCTGATAGTACTCTGTCATCTGTTGATTCTATTATTAAAATAGAGTCTGGCTGTAGGTCTTTGATGCCTTCAAAGTTTTGTTTAGATAATCTACCCTCTGTGTTAACATAAATAACACGCTTATTCTTTTTCTGACACTTTGCGGCAAAATGTAATGCGGTTGTAGTTTTTCCGCTCTTTGGATCACCCGTCATAACGACAACAGAGCCTTCTCTTAGTCCACCGCCTAAAGCAATATCTAAAGCTGGAGATACGCCTACTATTTCTAAACTATTGATATTTTCAAGAACTTCTGTTCCGCTCCTAACAATATCTCCATATTTTGAAATGATTGTGCTGCTCACGCTATCGTTTGCAAATTTTACTGATGATGTCTTTTTCTTCATCATATATTCCTTAGTTTGTTGATGCTAATTTTTTTCTTATCATATGACTGAGTTGTTCTAATTTGTACTTCTGGTTGAGGTTCTTCCACTGGTTGATTATCAATATTTTGTATTGGCTCTACTTTGGATGATAATTTCTTATGATACATTGCAATAACTTTTTCTGCTGCTGGATTTACTTTATAACGATTACCATCCTGTATTCCAAGAACTAATAGTTTATCAAACTCTTTAGACTTTACAGCCATTAATATAGCTTCTTCGCTATATCGCTTCTTTAAGATTCTAGCAGCACAAAGCTGTTTTGTCCACAGCCAATGGTTTGGATCGCCCTTTGTCCAAAACTTATATGATGGCTTTCCAAGATTGAGCTTTTCTGCCCTTCTAAGAACTATATATTCAGCAATATAGGCTTCAAAAGTACAATATTCACCAGTATGAATATGCTTGTATTTATGAGTTTCAGACCACTGCTTTTGATATTCTTGATTAAATAGCTGTGGCTTATTTTTTTTGTCTGTCATGCTGATAAATTATTGCTTCTTCAAAACAATCTTCAATTTGTTCTATAGATGTACATTCTTCAATTAATTCTGGAGTCACCCACATGGTCTTATTAACAACATTGTCTTGCAAAAGTCCTATAGTGTAGCACTGTTTTGACATGCCGCCGATTTCGCCTTTAATAGATCTTACCACATACACGCCTTCTGCACAATCTGATTTTTGTTCAATCTGATGAGATCTATACCTAAGACCAATAGTGTTTATTTTAAGATTTTTTTCTATACAATGTTTTTTAAGATCAAACCATAATTTATAATCTGGAACATACACTTGCTGATCGTTTGATAACAAAGCATAGATCCATATATTATATTTTTCCTCTCTTGGCAGATCAGAATAGATCTTTTGCCAATTGTCAAAACCAAAAACTAGATTAGTCATTTTTTATCTTAGTAACGCACTGACTATTATTAATATGTCGTTTTCTTTTTGAATCACTTAGAGCGGATACGTTTTCTGTCATTATAACAGAGCCTTTTGATTTTGCAAAATGATCACCAGCTTTCATTACTGATGGAGCTTCTGTTATATTTTTCTTGATCCACTTTTCGATAATATCTATTGGTCTATTAAGATCGCTAGACAGTTGAGAAACTTCTATTTTGTTATGATTTTGTTGAATATAAAAACATTCAATTTTACTAAGTGGTCCCTTTTTAAACATGGATAAAATTCCTTTGTGTTCTTGTCATGTATAGCCTATTTTTAGTCTTGAGATATACTATATAGTCATCAAATACTTGCTTTGATGTGCTTCTAAGTTTTGTATTTAGATTCTTTTCTCTATGAGAATCTATGCCGTATGGATCATATGGAACATTATTAAAAGTTAATACATAATACTTGGTGAGTACTTCTCCATTTGGAGTAGTAGTATTATATATCTTAGCAAATGTTTTGTCATTTTTATTTTCAGTTGTTGTTCCAAGTTTATTGATATTTACTTCATCTACTTGTGGTTTAACAACATCATTTGAGTCATCTATATATTTCATTTTTCTCCGGTAATAATATACCGTTCCTTTTGTTTAGCTGTCATTTTATTTATCCTGTTCTGCAATGACTTTTTATTCTGTTCTTCTTTCTTGCCTGCATTTTTTGATTCTATTTCTGATCTTTGATAATGACCAAGATTAGACCAATTTTTATCAGCAAGCTGTCCTATTGTTTTTGAGTCTTTCATGAATGACCCTAGCCCACCATATATTATTCTATATAAATTGTCTGTATTACATGATGGACATAGGGTCAAAGAATCGTCCTTGATAGACTGATAAACATCTTTTAATTGATGCTTACAGTTAGAACATTCATAATCATATAGCATACTAATTTTCCAGAGCGTTTAAAACCTTACCAATGATTCCATTCCTCTGTATATCATTATAGTCTAGTTTACATATTCCAACACCGCCTAGTCCATTTAGTTTGTCTAGGCAATAATTCAATCCACTTCTATCATAAATATCTGTTTGTTTAACATCTCCATTGATAATAACTTTAGAATTTTCTCCCATTCTTGTTATAAACATTTTAATTTGTTCTAATGTACAATTTTGGGCTTCATCTAAAATCATATATGCATTATGAAACGTAGCGCCACGCATAGTTTCAAGAGGCTCAAATCTAATTCTCTTATAATTGAAATATAAACCAAACTTATCTCTACCAAGAAAGAACTTTAGATTTTCTTCCATTGGTGCTAAATATGGTTTAATCTTTTCATTGATTTCTCCCGGCAAAGATCCTATATCTTTTCCAGTACATATTAATGGTCTGGTTATAATAATAGAATCTATCTTATCTTTAAAGATGTGTTCAGACGCAATTCCAGCAGCAATAAAAGATTTGCCAGAACCAGAAGGTCCAGTGCAGAAAGTTATATCGTTCTCTATTATAGAATGTATATATTCTTTTTGATTATATGTTTTGGCTTCAATGTAATTTATATCTGATTGTTTTTTTTCCTTCTTAGACTTTTTCTTATTATTGTTCCTATCGCTGTTTTGATTGTTGTGTGTCTGTGCTACCAAAGCCGTTGTCTCCTCTTTGCGAAGATTTAAGAGTGTCTACGGAAATCATAGAAACTTTTGGCACTTCTTGGAATATAATCTGAGCGATTTTATCCCCATGTTTTATATGTACAGTCTCAAATGAGGTGTTATACAAACAAACCATGATCTCTCCTCTATATCCGGCGTCTATGACACCGGCTAGAACATCTATTCCTTTCTTTACTGATAATCCAGATCTAGGCCAGATTAATCCTGCATAGTCATCTGGAATTTGTAATGATACTCCGGTACGAACGGTCTTTCTTTGTTTTGGTTGTATGTCACAATCTTCTATAGAATATAAATCAAATCCGGCATCTGTGTTGTGTGCTTTAGTTGGCACCTGTGCTTGCGGGTCTAGTAATTTAACTCCAACATTAAAATTTGTCATAGTAATCCTCTAAGGTCAGTATCCTCAAGGTCATTCTTACTAGCGCCTATCTTATATGATGTTATCTCATGTTCTTGTGGTGCAACTTGTACAGATTCGCTATTCATCCAAGGGTCTGTCCATCCAGCTATTGGGTTTTTACAGCCCCTCTCAAATGGTAAACCTATTGTTTTTCTTCTGGTCATGCATAGCCAATCTACATATTCTGATAAAACCACACCATTAAGACCTATTATAGATCCATCTTTGAATAAATAGCTGGCCCATTCCTTTTCTTCTCTAGCAGCAGATTCAAACATTGCACAAGCCTCTTCTTCGCATTCGTCTGCAATCTTTATGAAACCTTCTTCTGGTACTGTTCTCAAGATTTTAATAATCTCTTGAGTGTTATAAAGATGTAATGCCTCGTCTCGTTTAATAAGTTTTATAATATCTGCGTTGCCTATCATTTTTTTGTTTTCTGCAAAAGCAAATGCGCATATAAATGATACATAAAATCTAATTGCTTCTAATATATTTACACTAATTAATGTTAAGTAGATTTGTTTCTTAATATCATTTTTCTTACCAGAAGATGACATTTCTCTTAGTGCATTATATTCTTTTATGGCAACATCTGCTCTTTTTAATATCTCTTTGTCAGTCAAGCAGCTATCAAGAACATCGCTAGGATTACTGTATACGTTTTTAATTATATACGTATAGCTATAACTATGGATCTGTTCAAAAAATTGCCAGACGTTCATGCAGGCTTCTAATTCTGGGTTAGAAACATATTGTGTTAATGTGGGAACGCCTCTGCATATAACGCTATCCATCATAGTTTGATATTTAAGATTAGATGTAAAGATAAATCTTTCATTATCTGACATCACATCATCATTTTTAAAATCATTCCTATCCTTCTTTAATTCTATTTCTTCTGGACGCCAAAAAAATTCTATCTGTTTCTTATATAAATCAAAAAACACTGGATACTTGAACTTGTCATATCTCTGTAGAGATAAATCTTGTCCAAGAAATAAAGGTTGGCTTAGATAATCTACATTCGTTTTATTTAATATTGTTTTCATTTTAGTATATTCTTTGCTGACTCTTTGACAAACATCATGGGTCTATTTTCGATACTGTACCAATCTGCGCTTTTATTTATTCCAACATGTTCAAATATAGTCCACTTAAGATCTTCTGGTTCAAGTGGGCTTTGATCTGCTCTTTCGGCATTAGCGTCTGATGTTCCTATTATACGTCCCATGTCATATGAATCATTAGCTATCCAAAGTGGAACTAGGCTAGGCCAGTGGTCGCGTCCACCATCTTTATTAATCTTTGGTGTACGGCCAAAATCGCCCGTCATGACTAACATGTTTTTATGGTTTAGCTGTCTCTGCTCTGCTGTTTTAAGATATTTAGCTAGGTAAGTATCTAATGCTGGTATTTTTGATTTTAAACCGTCTGTTATATTTTGATGCATATCCCAGCCAGCATAGTTAATAGTAACGAATTTTACGCCTCGCTCTACTAATCTAATAGCTGTTAGTATGTCTTTACCAAGCTGATCTTTACTATAGTCTTGATACTCTGCATCTTTTTCAACCATAAAAGCTTCGCTGGCCTTTCCAATTAAAACACCAACGGCTTGTTCTCTTAATTCGGTCCAAGACTTAGCCATAGACTGTGTTAGTTTACCAGACTTTTCTACGATGTCAAGCATTTTTAATTTTTGCTGAAATCTGTTTTCATCTTTTAGAATTAAGTCTTTTACTCCTTCGCCAGATGCTCCATAGCCCATGTATTTAGTTCCCATCCACGCCGCAGCGTCATATTGAATAGGACTTAATTTAACATAGTTTGGTAAACCGCTTTTATTATTAGTTCCATATTGTCCTAATATAACACTTCCATAGCTAGGCCATTTTGGTGGACTGTTAGGAGTTGTTCTTTCTCCCGTCATCATCCAGTGAACGGCACTTTCATGATTTGGATCAGAGTGAGCAAAGCTACGAACTATGCAAAATTTATCAGCAACTTTAGATAAATTATTCCATAGTCCACCAATCTCCATTCCGTTGACATTAGTTTTTAATGATCCTATGATAGATCTCCTGTCAGATGGGGCGGTTGGTATAGGATTAAAAGTCTCTATATGCGTAGGACCACCATTTAGAAATAAATAGATAACACTGTTTTCTGACGGCTTATAATTTGGGTTATTGTCTTGGTTGACACTAAAGCTAATATTATTATAGCTAGCTGTTAAACCAGTAATGCCCGCAGTTATAAGAAAATTTCTTCTGTTCATAATTCTATTCTTTCTATTCTAAATGGAGCAAGATCCAGACTCGCATCCGCTTGACTTTTCTGTTTGACCATCACCGTCTGGAGTGTTGCAGTAATAAAAGTTCTTTACACCATATTTATACCCGTAAATCTGATCTTTTATCAAAATACTGAGAGGTATATTTCCTTCTGGAAAATGTGCGTAATTATAATACAAATTAACGCTGATGCTCATATCTACAAATTTTTGTAGTACTGCACAAATATTTAATATAGCTTTGTTGTCTTGCATTTCCCAGGCTAAAGTATAGTAATTTTTACGCGATGTATAGTTTGGTACTAATTGCTTTAAAACGCCATTCTTAGCCTTCTTATAAGAAAGTAGGCTTCTGACAGGCTCTATGCCATTGGTGCTGTTCTGAATGACGCTAGAGGATTCACAGGGCATTATAGCAGTGAGTGTAGAGTGTCTAAGTCCATATTGTTTTATTCTGCCACGCAGTTCTTCCCAGTCCATTATATACTCTGGCTTAACTAATTCATCTACGGTTTTTTTATACCAATCTATTGGTAGTAAACCTTGAGCGTATTTTGTGTCAGAAAACTTGGTACATGGACCAAGTTTTTGTGCCAGTTTGCATGATTCATCTAATAGATACCATTGTATTTTTTCCATAGTTTCATGGACTAATTTTAATGTATCTGCATCATCATATTTAAGTTTATTCTTTGCTAGGTACGCGGCAAAGTTTGTTATGCCAATGCCTAAAGACCTTCTATTTTTGGTAAAATTTTCGCCAGCAAAAACTGGATAATCTTGATAATCAATAATAGATTCTAGAGTTCTTACCGCCATAGAGCATGATTTTTGAATATCTTCTTCTGATTCTAGTTCAAGAAGATTCAATGCGGATAAAATGCAAATGCCAATCTCGCCGTCTTTATCATCAATAGATTTGATTGGCTTGGTTGGATGAATAATTTCTTGACATAAATTACTCATATATACTGGAGTAGACCAAGACCCGTTTTCATTGGCATTGTCTATATTCATTACATAAATACGACCAGTTTCTAATCTTTCTTTCGTGAAAATTTCTGCTAACTTTCTAGCATTGATTTTTTTCTTTATCTTTATGTGTCGTGAGTTTTCATATTTTTCGTATAGCTTTTTGAAATCTTCATTATTATTCATAGAGCTATAAAGTCCATTAGTTTCTGCTGGACTCATTAATGTAATATCTTCATTCTTTATTAATCGTTCATAGAACAGCTTATTAAATTGAATCGAATAGTCTAGCTTGCGTACTCTATTATCGTCAGTTCCTGCGTTATTCTTTAGGACAATAATATCCTCTATTTCGTAGTGCCAAAAAGGAATATGAACCGTAGCAGATCCGCCACGTATTCCATTTTGGCTAGTGGCTTTTACTGTTGATTCAAATATTTTAAGATATGGAATTAAGCCGGTATGAATAACTTCACCACCACGAATGCTTGAATTAATTGGTCTAATTCTGCCAACATTTAAACCTATTCCTGCTCGTCTTGCTGTATATTTACCAACGGCGTGTACGCTAGAAAATATAGATGAAAGATCATCAGCAACGTCTACCAGAACACAGCTTGCAAATTGTTTAATATTTGTTCTTACGCCAGCCATTATTGGTGTTGGTAGATTAATCTTAAAAGTAGAAAAACATTCGTATGCATCCTTTACGTCTTTAACGTTATCAAATAAGGTCATAGATATAGCCATATAAGAAAACTGTGGTGTTTCATATATTACACTGGTTAGTCTGTTCTTAACTAAATACTTATCTATTAGTTGTTGTAAACCACCGTATGTAAAAAGATAATCTCTATCATGATCTATTGCGTTATTTAATTGTTCTAAATCATTGTCAGACCATGTTGCTATAATAGAAGGATCATATACCTTTAACTCAATATTTTTTTGTAGATGTTCTTTGAGAGATGGTGGGTGATCGTGGTTTTTCCACAAGTCTTTTCTCAAAGACATATTTAAAAGTCTAGAAGCAACGTATTGATAATTAGGATGAGAGGTAGAAATTAAATCATTTGTTGACTTAATCAAGATTTGATGTATTTCTTTGGTTGTGATTTTATCATGTAGAGATAGTTTAGCATTCATCTCTATATCTGACCAAGAAACATTACTTATATCTTTACTCGCCCATTCAACGACTTTGTGGATTTTTTCAACGTTATATGACTCAAATGATCCATCGCGTTTCTGAACGAGCATATTTTTCTCCCATAACTAAGCCAATAAAATAATCTACAAATTAATCAACCAATCTTCTAAAAATCTTTTCAATAATCCATTTTAATATTATTGGAAGTATCACATATATTAAGATAAAACTAATTATTACTGAGCCATATCTTTTTTCCCTTATTACAGATTCTCTAACGAAGTTATAACAATCTCTTTTTAGTCTTTTATTATCTCTTCTAAAATCTTCTTTGGTTAGACCAGAGGAATATCCTATTGTAGCCCATTCAGAGGCATATTGCAAGCATAGAGAGGCAATTTTTTGACGTTCTTCGTCAGGATACTCGCTGCTTATTTCTTCTTCTATGTCAGTAAAATCGGGAGGCATTTCTTGTTTCTTTTCTTCGTTGTCTTCGTATAAAAATTTAATGTCTGGAAAATATTTAATTTTAATACATCCACCGGTTTCATTTAATTCTAAACCTTGAATTCTTGCGGATAATACGATAAGTCTCTTCCAACTTATTAATGGAAGTTTGCCAATAAACAATAACACAAAGGTGTTATTCTTATAGTCTATTTTTACAGTTAAGTCTTTTGGAAGTTTAATATTTATATCT